TGGCGGCGGTCGCCAACGTGACAACCGCCGCCAGCAGTCAGGAAACGCGATAGATGCGGACGTGCTTTTCGCTCACGCGACGGCAAACGAACTTCTTGCCAGTCTTCTTGCCCTTCGCCGACGCGCAGGCCGAAACCGACTTCCAGCTCGCATAGCGCCCGCTCGAGTCAACCTCACCCTGACCTTCAACGTCAAAGGCATCGCCCACCTCGAGCTTGTCGAAGGGATAGGCGTTGTTGTAACGGGCATTGCTCTGGACACGAGCAGGGACAGGTCCGGCGTTCTTGATGATCGCGATGGTCATATGATTCCTTTCTAAACTAGCCCTATGGGGCGGGCATTCTTAAATCATAACGCGAAAGTTGTGTCAACTGTGTTGTGTGAGTGTTGTGGCTGTCCATAGGTGACCGCGGGTGTTCGCCAGCGTTCAGTAATAGAGGCCGGTGATCACCTTCAGCCCCTTAATCTTGTTCTGCCTGTCGCACATATCGACCTCGACGATACCGTTCAGGAGCCAGCTATTGATCAACCCCTCGGCCACCTCTTCGCTCATCTCCCAGCGGGTCATCAGCATCGGGGCGTAGCGGCCATCCCTGCGCGTGTTCGGCTGGGTGGACCACGGCTTCTTGTCGTTCCAAGCCCGCTCCATCGTGTTCAGGATCTCCTGACAGGTGAACTTGCTCGGCAGCTCCTGCACCACATGCAGGTCTTCCTTGGCCGCAGGCTCGGCGAACAGGCTCGTGTGGCCCGCCACGTCCCCGCACAGCACCTCTGTGAGCTTGAAGGCCTTCGACCACCCGTCAGCAGCCGCCTTGATCTTCTTGGCCTTCATTTCGCCAATCGTGACGCCTTCCTCGCGCCGGATCTCGTAAATGAAGTCGGCCGCACCATCGAGCACGCTCGATCCGCGCATGCCCTGCTGCTTGTTGGTGTGGTGGATACCGAACATCGTGCAGCCGAACTCAACCTTGAGCTGGTCGCACGCACGCACGAACAGCGTCATGTCCTTCTGCAGGTTCTCATCCGCACCGGGCAGGGCACGGCTGACCGTGTCCACGAACATGGCCACAGGCATCTCGCCCATCATCATGTTCGAATACTGGATGGTCATCGACAGCCGCTCGATCTCGTCCGGGCTCATGAAGTTGATGGGGACGTGGATCAGGTAGAACGGGATGCTGTCCACATTGATGCCGGTGGCGACTTCCCAAGCCGCGATGCGGAACTTGAGATCGCTGACGCCTTCCGACGAAATGTAGATCACCGGCCCGTGCTTGTTGATCTTGTGCCCCCACCACTGCGCCAGCCCGGCCGCAATCGACAGCGCCATCGAGAGCGAGATGAACGTCTTCCCGCAGCCCGGCGCACCGTAGATTATGCCGAAGGCGTTCTCGATCACGACGCCCTCGATCAGCCACTTCGGGTCAGGCATGACCTTGATCATCGGGATCGACATCATCGGGAAGGGCTCGAAGACCGGCCTCTGGATCCCGTCCTCGTCCTCGGTCACCTCGTAGACCTTCTCGGCCGGCGCAGGCGCATCGCGCTTCTTCGGCACCGCTGCAGCTTCGGCCACGTCGGTGAACCACTTGCTCATCGCGATCTGCCACTTCTTGGCGAACTCGGTGATCCCGCGGCCTTCTCGCTCGAGCAGGTCGGCGTTCGAGATCCCGGCCTCGCGCAGGCGGCTCTTTACGCTGATGGCGTATTGGTTGAAGGCCTCGAGCATCAGCCGCTTCGAGATCTCGTCGGTCATCGAGACGTAGTCGCGCCTGTGATCAACCACCTTTGCCCAGATCAGCTTGGCCATGTAGTCTTCGCGCCCATCGATGATGGCGCCGAAGTTGTCGAGGGCGACGTCGGGGCTGTCCGTATGCTGCCGCGGGCCATCGACGCGGGTTGCCCCGCCGTACTTCTCCAGCACGTCCTCGACCGCCTCGAGCAGCCACTCAGCGGCGTCGGGGATCTCGATCTTCCACGGCTCGCAGCCGGGCATCCACGAGTAGTTTTTGCCGCTCTCGTGCATCGACGGGGGCAGCACGGCGAAGCCGCCGTGGCCGCGAATATCGACACCAATGGACGTCTTGCCCGTCGGGATGACATAGCCCTCGGGCGCGCGGACGAAGATCTGCAGGCCACCGCCGCCCGTGCGCTGTGTCGGCGCGGCCAGCGGCATGCTCGAGTTGTAATCGTCCAGAATATCCTGCCACCATTCCAGAGCTTGCGGCAGCTTTTGAATATCCAGATCGACGCACATAATGTTGCCAGAGCACTCGCCAGTCATCAGGCCGAGGTTCAGGCGGTGAAGGAACTCTCCGTTGTCGCCGTACCAGTCATTGAACAGCTCGTCGGAGATCAGCTTGTCCTGATATTCTTTCCACTTCACGCACGGACGCTTCCAAGCTTGGTTCTCGGACGGGTGCAGCGAGGGAACTACTTGCCAGCCAATGCTCCGATACATGTGTGCGTATTCCGAAGGGCCAGCAAACTCCTCGTCAAAATCTCGCATGCTTCATCTCTCTTGCAAATATGCGGTTTCTTATGGCAGAGAGAGGTGCGCTACACCTCCATGTGCGACGACTCTGGGGCTGGCATGTTCACAGACAGCCAGCCCCATTTTTAGATGTGTGCGCCGTAGTACGCGATCAGGGCAGCGTCGGCCCGACCGTCATCCTTCTTCCGGCTGAAAAGCTTTGCCTGCTTGGGAAAGAGCTGCATGGCCCTCTCCCGCGCTCCATCCTTGCCCCCGCGCACGTTGACCTTGCGCTGCCACGTCGTGGGCGGGACGATGGTGGTGGGGATGTCGAGCGTGGCGAGCACGCCCTCGATCATGCCGACAGATCGGCCGAAAGAGAACGTGCTCGAAACGCCCTGACCGGGCATCGCCCCCACTCGCTCGAGGAACGCCTGATTGGCGTATGCCGCGGCAATGGCCTCCGAAAGGAGCTGGGCGCTGATCTCGCGCTTACTCTTCCCGTTGCGGACAATCTCGACCGTCGGCATGTCCTCGACCATAAGGTCTCCGGTTTCCGTGTCGTAGGTTGCGATAGCGCCGCTGAGGCCGGGGTCGATTCCCATGATGATCATGACGGGATGGTATCCAGTTAAGAGGACAGAGGGAAGGGCGACGTGATGATCCGCGGCTCGATGTAAACCGGCTTCACGTCATCCTTGCCCGGCACCCGGCACAGCACCCAAGTGCCATCGGCCGCAGCGGGGCTGAACAGGCCATTGGGGTCGGCCTGCGGCATCGGGATGTGGCCATTGTCCTGACCGTTGCTCCACACCAGCTTCTGCGGGCTGGTGTACTGGGTGGCATAGGGCACCCCGTAGCCGATGCTATCGCAGACCTTGTGCAGCCGCCCATTGAGGTCGGTGAGGTACGTGTAGGTGACGAGGTTCGGCGTGTCGCGCAGCTCGAGGATGTCCTTCAGGATACGCTTCTCCTGAAAGTTGGTAATGGCCGGCAGGCCGACAGACTGGACCGACTGCTTCGACAGCCGTTCCTGCTGCTGGTTGGCCAGTTGATCCGAGGACTGCGGCGTCCGGTCAACGCACGCCGCGAGGGCGAGCAGGGGCAACGCGATAATCATTCTCTTCATGATCTGACCCTTACTTGATGCTGTCGTAGAAGGCGGCGAGATCGGCCGGCAGGCGGCCTTCGTCATACACCTCGAAGCGGTGGCGGATGATCGGCCGCAGCGCGGCCTTCCCGTCGGCGTCGGCCTGCTTGTACTGGCGCTCCAGCTCGGACAGGTCGCGGACCATGCCCTCGTTGTACTGGACGCTCTCCTTGAAGACCTTGGCGTCAATGGCCGTGTAGCGCGGCGCAAAGAAGCCTTGAGCTGTCAGGGAGACGTAGTTGAGGCCGAAGGCCAGCAGGACCACGCCGCAGAAGGCGGCGATGGCGATGCCGATGATTGCGAGAACGTCCCTCACAGCCCCAGAGCCCCCTTGTACAGTTCGACCATAGCCTCTTCGGCGTCACGCTCGTCCTTGTTCTTTTTGCGCAGCTTGATGATCTCGCGCATCGCCTTGACGTCGAAGCCGCCAGCCTTTGCCTCGAGGAACACGTCCTTGATGTCGTCCGAGATGTTTTTCTTGTCCTCGTTCAGGTTCTCGATGCGCTCGATCAGCAGGCGCAGGCGGTCTTGTGCAATTTCATAGGTCATCAGATGTTATCCCTTCTATCTTCAGTCTTCGCGGAGGAATTCGTCGCGCTGTTCTTCGGTCATGTCGCGGACCTGAAGCAATGCGTCCGAGACGGTGTATGCCGAAACGGCACCCAATTGCATGGACAGGTCGGAGCCATAGCGCGTCACCAGCGCCTGCATTGCGAGGCCGGCGAACCAGTCGCGCAGCTCCATGCCGGGACGAGGCCCCGCGGGGAATGCGTAATTATCCTTCACGTCTATCTCCTCTTCGTTATGCGGCCTTCAGCCGGTTGGTAATCGCTTCGTCGCGCAGCCCCCAGCACTTCAGGTCTTCCATCACCGGGCTTTTGATCTGCGCTCTCTCGGCCTTGGTCAAGACGACCAGACGCTCGAGTCGTTCAATCTTCTTCGTCAGGCGGATCCACCGCTTCTGGCTTTCCGTCAACTTCATCGATCCCTCCCCTATGCGATGCGGACAACGCGAATCACGTTTTCCTTCCTCGGGTGCCAGCCGATCTCGAACCGATGATCGGGGTTGCGCTTGCGGAAGAAACCCACAGAGTTACGCACGGACACCTCGCGGCGCGAGCGGCCGTTTCCGTAGTTCCCCATGTCGTCGGGCAGGTCGAGGCCATCGCCGACCTGAAGCTCGTGTAGTGGGTAGCTTTTTGTCTTTTTGTTCAGCGGCGCGGAGGCCTGTCGAACGATCTTGATCATCTCTTTCCTTTCGATAGCGGCGCGCTTGGGCCTGCCGCTTCATGGCGTAAAACGATAGTCAGTGCAAGTCATGCGAAGGAAATAATTTTCAGACCATCGCTTGACAGCAGACCCCTTTTGCCCGATTTCTCGGGCACGAGATACGCAAGGACAGATATGAGCCCCTTCGAAAAGTACGGGATGCAGCACCTTTCCCCGTCATCCTGCAACACCTTCGTCAACTCCCCCGCGGCCTTCATCCTGCAGAAGTGCATGAAGCGGAACAACCCCGTCGGGCCGGCGGCGCACCGCGGGACAGCCTCGGAAACAGGCATTGCCCACGGCCTCGTGAACCCGAAAGCATCGCTCGAGGAGTGCGTTGCGGCCGCGCGTGAGCAGTACAACACGCTGACTGCGCTGAGCACCGATCCCCGCGTCGAGAAGGAGCGGGACGCGATTCCCGGCTTCGTGAAGACCGGCCTGCAGGAGCTGCGCCCCTACGGCATCCCGTCGTCGCTGCAGGGCCACGTCTCGCACACGGTCGAAGGCTTGGCCGTGCCGATCATCGGCTATTACGACTTCGAGTGGGAGCACAAGGGCATCCTGATCGACCTCAAGACGACGCACCGGCTGCCCAGCAAGATCAGTGTGCCGCATGCCCGTCAGGTGTCGCTCTACAAGGCCGTGCGGGGCAACAACCTGTCGGCCCGCATCTCCTACACCACGCCCTC